CCGTAATACTGTTCGGAAGTTCCCCCCAAGCAAGCTGCATAAGCTTCCAAAACCCGATCAGATTCTTCTTCAAAAGGGTAGCCAAATGACTCTACGTTTTGAGCCGCCTCTATTACTTGGCTTTCTGTAAGCTCTGGATATTCCGCTATTAGTGATTCCCACTTTGCTTGAAATTCATTGCTGTACATCTTTATTTACCTTATTAAGTGAATGTAGGGCTATTGTGCCTGCATCTAAGGTAGCGGTCAACACTTTTTGTTTACTAATTTACATCAGTTTGTATCAATTATAAAAATGCCCCCGAAGGGGCATTCGTTTTATTTCCAATCACTTAGCTTATTGTTAAGCTCTAACTTATCAAAGCAAAATCGGTCGCCTTCATAAATGTTAGGGTCACCCCCATCAATCCAGTAATTGTTACCGTGTTTATTCCATTCAATATCAATGGTTAGACCGAGTTTTGCAGCCTTACGTCTTAACGAGGTTAACGAAGGTTCTTGCTTCTTGGGAATTGGATTTGATTTTTTTAGAAATGTTCCAAGCATCAATTCCAAAGTGCCGTTTTTCGTCTCAACAAAACATTCGCTGATATCTTTCATGTCTATCTCCTAATGTTAAAGAACCGCCATTCTTTGATGGCAAAAACATTATATTACTATTAACAGTAAAAGTCAACACTTTTTGTTTACCAGTTTGAATCAGTTTGTATCAATTACTCTTTCCCGCAGAATAGCCTTGTCAAAGTTCTGACACTCTGGGCAGTACCAGCCCACCCTGTACATCTGGTAGGTGTCATCTGTTTGACGGTGGTTAAAGCCTATGACTTCACCCATTGTGTCACCACAGCGGCAGGGCTTCTCAGATAGGTTATCCATTTGATTTCCTTACAATTTTTCCTGCTTACACGAATTTTAGGCGCAATCGCCCTTTTTCCCCCGCAAATCACCCAGAGCCTTATACACTCTGACGCTTACGTCTGCCGAAGCAAAAGCCCGAAGGCTTGGTACTCAATTCAACGCCCACCTGAGTGAGTCGCTTCCCCCCTGCCTGACGCTTCACAGCGTGGATCAGCAGGCCACTATTGTATAAGTATCTCACCAACGGTTCGTGGCAGTCTCTTGCGAGTTTGCGGTTGCCTGTTGTCAAGGGCGAAGACAGAGCAGGACGTTTGTGTTGGTTTGACCTCCCATTTCTGGGGCTGCATTAAAGGCGACAGCTTGCATGAGCCAGAGTACGTCAGGCTTTGCCACACGGTCGGGGGACTAGATATAGTAGGGAAGGGTTGTGACAGACACCAGATATTGTGTATACTTGGCTTGTCGGGTTTCTAACTCTTCCTACGTTCTAGTCGGAATTTAGGGCTGTCAACCCACCGACGCCTTTGATGTTATTCTCCTTTGTACGAAATTGCAAGCCCCTCTCCACAAGGGGCTTTTTTTTGCCTGTTAAAAGTTGCAGTTGAAATAAAAAAGTTTCAGCTAGTAATTACGACTCACCCAGTAGTAATTACGATTGACTACGACAAAATCAACAAATTCGCACTCTAAATTGTCGGTGAATTTCCCTTCACTACGACAAAACTCACAAAAAAAAGCTCCGATTTGTCGTGGTATTTGTGGAAACACACAATTGTAAATAAAAACAGTTGACCAATGTCTACAGCAGCAGTAGACTGTCTGGGCATTATCTTAAGGAGATTACTATGCAAACATCAGAAAATATCAACGAGCTGGCTACTGCGCTATCAAAAGCACAGGGTCAGATGGGCGGTGCGTCTAAAACTGCCGACAACCCATTTTTCAAATCTAAGTACGCCGATTTAGGTAGTGTCATTGCTGCCGTGAAAGAGCCAATGGCTGAAAACGGCTTATCCTACGTCCAGTTTCCCTTTGCTTATGAAGGCACTGTAGGCGTAACAACCAGACTCATGCACTCCTCTGGGCAGTTCATGGAGTCTAGCTTCTCTATCCCAGCTCCGAAGAATGATCCACACACATACGGCTCATTAGTGACTTACTGCCGCAGGTTCAGCCTGCAAAGCATTCTAGGCATCCCAGCAGAGGATGACGATGGCAACGCTGTTACACAGGCTGCTAGGACTCTGATTAACTCAGGTCAGGTTGCGTCTCTTCAGGCTTTAATGGAGATGACTGACACTAAAGAGTCACAGTTCCTCAAAGCCTATGATGTGGAAAGCCTAAAGCAATTAACCGTAGACCAGTTCAAACACGCTGTTCCTTTACTTGAGAAGAAAAGGGAGAGGCAATCATGATTCAGGGTAGCCAAGAATGGCTTCAGTCGAGGGTAGGAGTAGTCACAGCCAGTAACTTCTCCAAGGTCTTCACAACGGCTGGCAAGTTATCTACTAGCCGTGAAGGTCTTATCAATCAGTTAATAGCGGAGAATTTGACTAACGCCCCTACAGAGACGTTTAAGTCCTCTGCTATGGAGCGTGGCAACGAACTCGAACCCCAAGCACGAGCGATGTTTGAGATGCTTATGGGCGTTGAGGTGCATGAGGTTGGTTTAATTAAAATGAAAGATCATGAGATAGGCTGTAGTTCTGACGGCCTATTTGATGACACAGGCATTGAAATCAAAGCCCCACTTCCTGCTACACACTGCGCGTATCTACGCGCTAACAAACTCCCTAGTACCTATGTCCAACAAGTGCAAGGGACAATGCTTGTCTTGGGGCTGGAGAGATATTTCTTTATGTCTTTCCACCCTGAGATGAAGCCCCTTATTATCGAAGTCAAACGCGATAATAAACTTTTAGAGCTGGCAGAGCCTCTACTCATAGAAACTGCTGAAATTATTAAATCTGAAACTTTACGATTGAGGAAGGAAGAATGACGTTTACAAAAATACTAGAGTTTGCATTATGGAAAGACACCGAACGCAAAAATGATCGTGCGCCTCAAACTTCTGGGAGTGCTAGTTTTACCTGCCCGAAGTGCCAATTTCATATCCCGAAGATTAGGACTAGCGCCTACACTAACAAGCCTGACCCAGAATTTCCTAAGCGACCTTTAATAAAAGGGGAAGTTAGCATTGGGTCGGATGCTTTAGCGGAGCTGCTGAGCGGGCCTAGCACTGTGCCAGTTCCAGCAGCGCCTGTGGATGACTTTGACTCTGACCTTCCATTCTGAGGAACTTATGATTGATTTTGGGAAAGCATTAAGAGCTGCCCAAGAGGAGCAAGGCGTAACGTCAGTTGAACTGGCGAAGCGCTTTGCTGTTCATAAGCAGCAAGTCTCACGCTGGAGATACCAGAAAGATGCTAGCTTATCTCTGGTGACCAAGATGTCTAATGAGTTAGGCGTTGATGAACTAGAATTTGTGGCGAAAGGCTTATGATAGTTTTTGATACTGCTCAAGACGCGATTGAAGAGGCTGTGTTCTGTGCTGATTCAGAGCATATCCCTTACGTCATAGTCTTTGATGATAAAGGGTTTGGTGTCTGTAAATACGATGCTGTTGAGGATATCTCCCTAGTGATGGAGTATATCAACGGAACTTATCTATGAAGCCAAGACACTACGCAGCAGAAATACTGGCACTCAAGACCAGAGAGGAAAGGAGGGAGGCTTTATCTAAAGTGCCTCCTGACTACCAAGAACGTGTAAGACTTTATGTGGAGAATGAATTTGAGCGAAGGAAATACACTCGCAGACCTTGAGAGAGTTACTCAAGAGTTTGCCCAAGCAGAAGCTGAACGCCAGTACCTTATGGAGTTCCGCAAGTCTAAGAAAGCGATTCTTATGGCAGAAGCAGAAAGATCAGAGCATTCTATGCCGATTGCCAAACAAGAAAGATATGCGTACTCTCATCCTGAGTACCTTGAGTTATTGGAAGGATTAAAAGTCGCAATAGAAAAAGCAGTATTGTTGCGGCATAAGATTCAAGTAATGAATATGAGATTTGAGCAATGGCGAAGCAAACAGGCGACTCTGAGACAAGAAATGTCTATCAGGTAAGCGATGAATTGAAGTTCTTATCTATGATCTATCCAGTGAATGGTAAGTTGTTCAGCATCAAGCTATTAGAAAGCCGAATGAAAAACATGGATAGCAAGACCAGACTAAGAGCCATTCGGGTAATTAACTCCCTGCAAACTGGAAGACCTTACAGATTATGAAGCGCAAACCTAAAGTCAAATCTAGCAAAGTCTTACGTCAGGAGTGCCTCAAAGCCATCCAGCGGTTATGTAGACTAGCCGCAGCGGATGATGATGGTAACTGCGCTTGTGTTTCTTGTGGGGTTGTTAAGCATTACTCACAGCTACAGGGAGGTCATTGGTTGGCAAAAGGAAGCTCTAGCTTTTGGGCATTAAGGATCGAGAATGTACACGCTCAATGCCCCTCCTGCAATATGTGGGGCATGAGATACGGATCAGCCGCTCAGCAGTACACCTTATGGATGGAGGATATGTACGGCAGGGACTTTGTGGATGAGATGATTGCTACCAAGTCCAATCCCATTAAGCTCTACAAGGCAGACTACGAAGAGATGCTTGAGGAGTTTAACGAGCTAATCAAATACCATGAGAATCGTTTAAGATGATAGAAGTTACTTTATCAGAAGACGAACAAGCCCTTTGTAGAGACGTAGCTATGTCCAGATACTCCACCTCTCGTGAGTTGGGATTAACCCAGTTAAGAATAGACACCTCTGAGATGAACGTGGAACTGTTAGGCGTTCAAGGTGAGTTAGCCTTTGCTAAAGTGTTTGATCTTGAAGACCCGAAGGATAATCTCGGCTCAGATGGTGGAACAGATTATACGATTCAAGAAATAACCATTGATGTTAAAGCAGCCTCTAAACCGACCTATAGACTCTTGTTTAGAAGTTTAGAAGCGTTCAAATCACAAGTAGGCGTGTTAGTGGTTAAGATCAATGACAACACGTTTAAGCTGGTTGGCTGGACTACTCGTAAGCAATTTGCTGAGTTATCACAGCCTTTAGGTGAAGGTGGTTTCACTTTAGAACAAAGCCAGTTACGACCAATTGAAGAGCTATGGAAAAGACTCACAATAAAGAGGCTCAACAATGCCTGAATATTTAATCGCTATGTCCCCAGCAGAGATGACGGAATTCTTAGAGTCAGAGTTTTATGAACTTGAAGACGGCCCTAAGCGGTGCATAGCAACCATGATGGCAATGCTTATGGATCATAGTGATTTCCTTGAAGAGCAAGGATTAGAAGAGAAGTTTGACTTTCTATACGACAACGATGGAGGGGAATTGCATTGAAATCAACAGATTACCAAGTAGCTGGCGACCATTACCAAAAGATGAAGATTCAGCCTATTGAATACATCATGGCGAATCAATTACCGTTCGCTGAGGGTTGCATTGTGAAGTATGCGACCAGATGGCGGGATAAAGGCGGAATAGACGATCTGAGAAAGATCAAACAGTTCTGCGACTTCATCATAGAATCAGAATTAGAGAAGCTAGATAATATTAAATTGTAGGGTATTTCCCAGTGCGGATCATGCAGGCAATGTCATCTGATCTATTTGAACCTACTTGTGCGGCCCATTTTGAATCAAGAAACTCTGCTGCCGCTTTTAAATATTCTTTATCTGCCATAGCCTGTAGCGCTTTCTTAAAAGTTAAGAGGCGAGTGATACCCAGATTAAAGCAAAGGTTTATCATAGCGTCCTGCCTAGCCCTACACATCTCTGAATACCACTTAAAGTTATGTAACAGCTCCTTATCGCAACGGACAATATCATTAGTAAGAAGGTACATCACCTCATCTTCAGTTAAACCCAAAGAATCAAGATTACGCCCCACGCCTATAGTAATGTCCTCAGTTAAGACATCCTCATAAGGCTTGAGGCGCATTCCTTCATGCTTGATTAAAAGCCGTTGCAGGTTATTCACGATCGTTTGAATAATCCAGTGGCATTAAAGAGAGTAACAACAGCAGCAACAATATCATGAGCCACAGGCTGTAACTTATCAAACGACTCGTCAACATCATCAGCCTTTTCAAGAGCTGCTTTGAGCATGATATCAAACGCAACAAGTTTCTCTTTGCCAGCGCCATCATCAGGGATAGTCTCTTCTATGAGTTTGACTATCTCTACCACGGTATTCCAGAGCTTCCGTACCCAAGATAGGTAAGTAAGAATGTTCATAGTTTACACTCCACAGTAAGTAAGATTGCTTCAATACCCCAGACATTAGGCACAACCTCCACCCAATGCGGGTTTACTATAACAGGTTTTACACCTACGCTACATCCCGACCTTTTCAGATGTTGATAGTGTGAACACCCAGTTGACAAGAGCAAGCACCCCAACAGCAACAGAATCCACGGTAGCCTCATCCACTGGTAACGCATAACCGAACGCCTCTGCTGCCTGAATAGCCGCCCATAATGCCCCTGTGAGGGCCGTAGCGGTGATTTGACGGCTTTTCCACTTAGCTGGGTCTGATACTGCCTTGCCTTTCTGTAATAGCGTGATAGCCGCCTTTGCCTTCTTAATCATCTTCTACGTCTTCCAATAAATTATATGAGATAGAGGCTTTGTAGATGTCTAGCAAACCTATAATGGTGATTTGATTCACACCTAGATCAATATAATGCTCAACCCATTCACCTAGCTTGTCTAGCGCTTCCTCAGTTAAACGGTCATTCCGAACATCTGGAAACTCAATTGTTGTCATCCTAGATACCTGACGGCTGCGCCGATAGATGCTGCTACGACTAACCAGACTATTCGCTCGGCTGATTTGGATTTAATAACACTTTCGGACAAGCGGTCTACCTTTTCGTCCATTGAATCTACCTTTGACTCTATATGCGACTGCCGATTAAACACAGTGACAAGTCTTTCTTCAACACGCGCCAATGACACGATAGCTTCTTGGAGTGTGTCAATCTTCTTTTCTACTCGGCTCAATCGGTCTTCCATACTACACCTATAAAGTCAGGTCAGGGACTTTGCGCGAAGCCCTGATTTGGTAAACGTGACGAAGCGCCTCTCCTCCGTCACGATGAAAAGTAATCTGTGTCATTACACTGGATGCGGAATAGCCATGACTTGCATGGTAAGAGTCTGGAAAAGCCAACGTCCCGAAACTTTCCACGAAAACACCGTTATCCGTCTCTATCGCGTTCTGATGATGGATATGTCCTACTAACCACTTTCGGTAATTAGTAGACGACCATTGATCCGGTAACATTCTTGGTAAAATAGCTGCCAGTTTAGCAGCCTTCACTTTGTCAGCATGATGGACAGCCAAAAGTGTCGCCCCAAACTGAAGAGTGTGGAAGAATCCGTGAGGGTCTAGGATCGTTACCCTTGGTTCTTTTGAGTAATAAAACTTCAGTATAAGAGCAAGAGCGATAGCTGTATCCGAATCGTGGTTACCACGAGCCATAATGACACTTACGTTCTTATGCTTAGATAGCATTTTCTCTATCGCAAATATAAACGTCTGAGCCGCAGTCTCTAGTACAACCTCAATGCGAGTGTCTACGTCCAACCTAGTGCCGCCAAAAGTAGTACCTGCTGATCCGTTAGCGTGAATAAAATCGCCCACGTTTACTAACAGAGAATGCTCAGAAGCAGTGGATACATCTACCAGATAGTCTATAGCCTCAAGATGAGACTTGGCCGCTATCTTAGTGTCGTAATCCTGCTCTTTAGTTTCACGAGAGTCAGCCCTCATGCCAAAGTGTGCGTCACCTATGACAATGCTAGGTAATAAATCTGTCGCAAACTTCTTAGTCTTTGGCTTGGCTTTGGGCTTATAAGGTTTAACCCCTTTAACCAGACCGTCAACAAAACCTTGCAGCGCTTTGTCTCGCGCTGCCTCGGTCATGGTTCGTTTAGTCTTTAACCACGCTTTGTTACCATCATCGTCCTGAGTGTAGATAGAGCGGCCAATGACAAACTCACCTT